GCGATTAGGTAGACCTGTTCTAGAAATTAACGTTGATGATGATCAAATTGATGATTTGATTGATGATGCTATTCAATTATTTAATGAGCGCCATTATAATGGTACTGAGAAAGTGTTTTTAAAACATCAGTTTACTGCTGATGATGAGACACGTTTCACTTCAAGTAATGAAACTCTCACAATTGGAACTACCGATTGGGAAACGAGAAATAATTATATTCCTATTCCAGATCATATTACTGGAATTAGTAAAGTATTTGGCATTAAGGGTAGTAATATTAGAAGTAATTTATTTGGATTAGAATATCAATTATTTTTAAACGATCTATATCAATTTGGATCTGTTGATATCTTGAGTTACTATATGACTAAATCATATTTAGAAACACTAGATATGGTTTTAAATAATGGCAATTTTATTCCATATAGATTTAATCAGAGACAAGACCGTCTGTATATTGACACTACGACTAAATTTGTAAAAGAAGGTGCGTATGTTATTATTGATTGTTGGAGAGTATTAGATCCTACATCATATACTCAAGTATACAATGATCCATTTTTAAAAAGATATTGCACTTCTTTAATTAAAAGACAATGGGGTCAAAATTTAATTAAGTTTCAAGGTGCTCAATTACCTGGAGGTATTACATTAAATGGTAGACAAATTTATGAAGATGCCGTAACAGAACTTAAAGAAATTGAAGCAGAGATTGCATCAACTTATGAAATTCCACCACTAGACATGATAGGGTAAATGGCAAAAAATACTTATTTTACTCATGGAACAAGAGAGGAGCAAATGCTCCAACAATCCCTTGTGGATGAGTTTATTAACATGTTTGGAATTACTACTAATTATATTCCAAGAAAATTAATTCGTCAAGATACAATTTTAAATGAAGAAATTATTTCTGAATTTGAAGATTCATTTACTCTAGAAGCATACCTTGAAAACTTTGAAGGATTTCAAGGTGCAGGAGATATTCTCACCAAGTTTGGAATTAGATCTACTGATGAAATTACTTTAGTAATTTCTAGACATCAGTTTGAAGATTTTGTTTCTCTTCCAATGCAGTTAGTGAATAATGTTCAACTTCCAGGAAGACCTGCAGAAGGAGATTTAATTTATTTCCCATTGTCTGATAATATATTTGAAGTTAAATTTGTAGAGCATGAAGCACCATTCTATCAATTTGGAAAATTATATACATACAAATTAAAATGTGAATTGTTTGAATATTCAAACGAGGTTACAGGTGATGGTATTTTTGATACACAAAAAGACGAAGGATTTATTGTCAAGTATTTTTATGAGCAAGCATCTCTTAGCGGAAGTCCTGAAGTTGGCGAACTAGTAACAGGTTCTCAAACTGGTCTAACTGCATATATTAATTCTTGGAATCCTAAGGAAAGATATGTTGAGTTAAGAGCACCTACTGGTAGTTCTGATCATGGAGAATTCAAAGTTGGAGAGAACCTTGTTGGCAGTAACAGTGGTTTTTCTATAAATATTTCTAACTTTGATGAACTTGATATGAAAGATAGCTTTGCTGATAACATTGAATTTGAAAAATTTGGTGATGGCATTTTGGACTTTACGGAAATCAACCCCTTTGGAGAATTTGGAAATAGGTAATTATGTTAGGAACTTATAATTATAATCAAGTCATTAGAAAATGTGTCATTGGATTTGGCACACTTTTTAATAACTTAGAGATTCGTAAATTTAATGAAGATGGATCAGTATATCAAAGGATGAAAGTTCCTTTAGCATATGGTCCTAGTCAAAAATTTATTGCTCGTATTACTGAGCAACCTGAACTTGGACGCCCAAATGCGATCACTCTACCCAGGATGTCATTTGAAATGACAGGTATGAGTTATGATCCATCAAGGAAACAGAGTCCAACACAGTACTGTCTTACTAATGAGAATAGTGAGGGACTCAAGAAAACATATATTCCTGTTCCTTACAATTTAGAATTTGAATTAAATATTCTCAGTAAAACACAGGATGATTGTTTGCAAATTGTAGAACAAATTATACCATTCTTTCAACCTTCTTTTAACCTGTCTATTAGATTAGTAGAAGAGGCAAATATCATTAAAGACATTCCTATTGTAATGAATAGTATTAGTTTTAATGATGACTATGAAGGAAATTTTGATACAAGAAGAGCATTAATTTATACTGTTAGATTTACAGTTAAAACTTATGTCTATGGTCCTACTACAGATACAGGTTTGATTAAGAAAGCAATCACTAAAGAGTATACTTCTACAGATGTAACCTCACCTGGTAGGTATAGAGAATATGCAGTGACACCTAAAGCACTTGAAGATAAAAATAACGATAACGTCGTTAATGCTATTGATGATGCTTTACTTCTTTCTGGTGATGATTTTGGATTCAACGAAACTACCTCTTACTTTGAAGACCTATGAGTGTAAATTATGATGGCATTGAAAGTGCTCTAGATGTGCAGGCAGACGTTGTTCCTGCATCACAACCAAAACCAAAGAAAAAACCTGAGCGTGTTATTGACATTGATCATGATGTAAAAAAAGATTACGACTATACTAGGGGTCAACTATACGATGTCATCGAGAAGGGTCAGGAGGCGCTCTCAGGCATCTTAGACGTGGCAAATAATACCGACCACCCTAGAGCATATGAAGTTGCTGGACAGTTAGTTAAGAGTGTTTCAGACGCTGCTGAGAAATTAATTGAACTTCAAAAGAAAATGCAGGATCTTGAAGAAGGTCCAAAGTCCAAACAAAAAATAACTAACAACAATGCTTTGTTTGTTGGATCAACTGCAGAGTTATCCAAACTCATCAAGCAAGGTCTTTTGGATAATAAATAAATACAAAGCTTTATAACCATGGCAAGAGTACTTCAACCAAAATCAGCGTCTACTGCATTGTCAGACACACCAAGCACTGTGTCTAATGCTAATCGAGTTTTAGTTCAACATAACCATGCTAGTGGAAACTCGCATGAAGTTATTTTAAAAAATGCTAATGGTGATGTTCTAGGCAGCATTCTGTGTCACCCAAGTGCAGATCAAATTATTGAAAAGTATAAAACAGATACTTTAGAAGTTGGTAGCACTATTACGGATGTTGCAGCAACGTCAGTCGGAGTTATCGGATGATAACATTCAAAGAATTTTGTACACAATTAGATGAGGCAGCATGGACCAAGAAATCTGGAAAGAACAGCGAAGGTGGACTCAACGAGAAGGGCAGGAAATCTTACGAGAAGGAGAACCCTGGCAGCGATCTGAAAGCACCAACGAAGAAGAAGGGAAACAAGAGAAGAAAATCCTTCTGTGCTCGGATGAGTGGAATGAAGAAAAAACTTACAAGTAAGAAAACTGCAAACGATCCAGATAGCAGGATCAATAAATCATTACGTAAATGGGATTGCTAATTTATGACTTCTAATGAAAAGATGAAAGTGTGCGAAGCATGTGAATTTTATAAAAAAGCAACAAAACAATGTAGATTATGTGGATGTTTTATGCCACTGAAGACACTCCTTCCAGGAATGGAGTGTCCTGATTCACCCCCTAGATGGCAATGAACTTAAGAGATTATTTAAATAAAGGAAATAGTAAATCAAGAAAATTTACTCCTCCTGCTGAAAAATTAAAAATTTGCAGATCATGTGATAAGTTTATACATGCAACTCAAATGTGTAAGGTGTGTGGATGTTTTATGCCACTAAAGGTGGTGACTCCTCTACCATGCCCTGAGAAAAAATGGATAATGTAATGACTAAATTAAAACCAAATGAAATTTATCTTGGTAACCCTAATCTAAAAAAAGTTGGTGTACCAATCAACTTTACCCCTGAACAGATTAAGGAATATCTTAAGTGTAAAGCAGATCCAGTATACTTTGCTAAGACGTATTGTAAAATTGTTTCTCTTGATGAAGGTCTTGTACCTTTCAAGTTATATGATTTTCAGGAAGACATGGTTCGCCGCTTCCATAGCAATCGATTTAATATTGCAAAACTACCACGACAGACAGGTAAGTCAACCACTGTTGTAGCATATCTTATGCACTATGCAATTTTTAATGATAACGTCAACATTGGTATCCTAGCAAACAAAGCACCTACCGCAAGAGAACTTCTCGGAAGGTTACAACTTGCATACGAGAACTTGCCTAAGTGGTTACAGCAGGGTATCATTGCATGGAACAAAGGATCTATGGAGTTAGAAAATGGCAGTAAAATTTTGGCATCTTCTACATCTGCAAGTGCTGTCCGAGGTATGTCGTTTAACATCATCTTCCTCGATGAGTTTGCGTTCATTCCAAACCATATTGCAGAGCAGTTCTTTTCCTCTGTTTATCCTACTATTTCTTCTGGTAAAAGCACAAAAGTCATCATCATCTCAACACCAAATGGGATGAACATGTTCTACAAGTTATGGCATGATGCTGAACTTGGTAGAAATGAATATGTAACTACTGAGGTACATTGGTCTCAAGTACCTGGCAGAGATGATAGATGGAAAGAACAAACAATTGCTAACACATCATTAAGACAGTTCACACAAGAGTTTGAGTGTGAGTTCTTAGGATCTGTTGATACTCTAATCTCTGCTGCAAAGTTGAGATCAATGTCATATGATGAACCTTTATCAAGCAGTAAAGGATTAAAAATATACGAGAACCCACTTCCAGATCATGAGTATCTGATGACGGTTGACGTATCACGTGGTACTAATAATGATTACTCTGCATTTATTTTATATGATATTACTACTGTACCATACCGAGTCGTAGGTGTCTATAGGAACAATGAGATTAAACCCATGTTGTTCCCAAACATTATTCACCAGGTTGCAGTAAATTATCATCGAGCATTTATTCTAGTTGAAGTTAATGACATTGGAGATCAGGTAGCATCAATTCTACAGTATGATCTTGAGAATGAGAATCTTCTCATGTGTGCAATGAGGGGTCGTGCTGGTCAATTAGTTGGTCAAGGATTCTCTGGATCTAAAACTCAACTTGGTGTAAAAACAAGTACTACGGTAAAGAAAATTGGTTGCTCTAACCTAAAGCAATTAGTTGAAGCGGACAAATTGCTTGTTAGTGATTATGATATCATCTCAGAACTTACTACATTCATTCAAAAGAAACAATCGTTTGAAGCAGAAGAAGGATGTAATGATGACCTTGCAATGTGTTTAGTTATTTTTGCATGGTTAGTTGCACAAGATTACTTTAAAGAGATGACGGACAATGATGTTCGTAAAAGATTATATGAAGAGCAAAAGAATCAGATTGATCAAGACATGGCACCATTTGGTTTTATTGATGATGGTCTGACTGACTATGAGTCAATTGATACTGAAGGTAATGTTTGGTATATTGCTGAGAATGGACAGGGTTCATATAACGGTAGTGAGTATGGAGAGATGAGTCACATGTGGGAATACAGATAATGAGTTTTGAGGAAGAATTTGAACTTGGACATTTACTCTTTAATGAAAGAAAGTGTCGAAGTTGTGGAATTAAAAAAGATTTACTTACTGATTTTTATTTAACACGTAAAAATAGTAAAGGATTACCCTCTGCATATTCTTACGAATGTAAAGAATGTACGAAAAAAAGAGTGACTAAAACTAGAAGAGATAGAGTAGATATGCCATATAATCCAGTTCCAAGAATAAAAGATGTATACCCTGACTGGTAAAGGGTTCATGCATTGTTTCCCCATTGGAGAGTGTCAAAATAATAAATAGATTTAGAAAATATGACACATATTCTAGGAGATAAACATGGTAGTTTTACGCTCACCGGGAGTCGTTGTTAGGGAGAAAGACCTAACCAACGGCAGAGCTGATATTACTAACGCAAATATTGCAGGTTTTGCAGCACCATTCTTAAAAGGTCCCATTGGAGAGGCAATTACTGTCACCAATGAAACCGCCTTAATCAACGCTTTTGGCGAACCATCTGCAGCAAACGCAGAATACTGGTTGTCAGCAACTAACTATTTGAACTATGGCGGATCGCTTAGTGTAGTTAGAACTGACTCAACTTCATTGTTTAATGCAGTTGCTAGAGTTGGCAATTCACTCAGTGCAATTACGGTTAGTAATGCTTCAACAAATGGCAAGTATGTAACTGCCCCATCTGTAACCATTTCTGGTGGCGGTGGAACTGGAGCACAAGGAACTGCTCTTATCGATGCAAACGGTAAAGTAACTTCGGTCACTATTACTGATACCGGTAGTGGTTTCTCAACTTCTCCAACAGTTACAATCGATCCTGTAGGTACGACTGCATTAGCAACTGTTGCTCAAGGAACGACTGCTGTAGCAACCGCTGCTGGTGGTAACATTAGTTCTGGTGAACTGACTGGCACCGCAACAATCAGTAACGCTGGTTCTGGTTATTCTTCTGCTCCTTCAATTAATGTTTCTGGTGGTGGTGGAACTGGTGGAACTGCAGCAGCAACCGTAGTTAATGGAGAACTTACTTCCATCTCACTTACTGGTGGTTCAGGATATACTACAGCACCAACCCTTGTTGTTGCTCCACCAACTGGTGTAGTTGTTGCTATCACTTCTGCTGGTACTAACTATGATCCTACTGGAAGTTATACGATTAATGTTTCTGGTGGTACACCTGTTGGTGCTTCAACCTTTACTGGAACTTTAGTTGTTAATGGTAGTGGAGAAGTAACGGGAGTTGATGTTGCAGATAACGCAAGTTTTGGTAACTATTCTAACTTCGCTGGAATAACTCCAATCGTTCCAATCCCTGGTACAACAGCATTAGCAACTGCAACCATTGCAGCAGATGCAATTAAAATTACCAGAGATGAAGTTTATGAAGCATCATATTCAGGCAACACTAGTGGTTGGTTGTATGCTTCTAAAACTGCAGGTAGTTGGGGCAACTCATTAAGAGTTTGTAGTGTAGACCACGGACCTCAGCAATCTCTTTATCTGACGACAAGTCCAGCAGCACCTGCCATGGGTGACATGGTTACTTCTGGAATTAAGAAAGGTAAAGTTGTTGATTGGACCACTGGTGGTGATGGCAATCTTATTGTTCATGTTGTCATAGTTGACAGCACCAACAATGATGAATATCTCCCATCTCCAGCATCTAATCAGATGTTTGCAAACGGTGATTCTGTCACCATGGGCGGTGTTGTCTATGCAGTGAAGGGTCTTAATGGCGTTGATGATGGTTCTGCTTGGTATCTTGGTAAGGAACTTTACTCAGGATCTGGCATCAAGTGGAATAGTATTGCAGCAAGACCTAAAACTTCAGATGATGCTGAAGAGTTCTATGGAAGTGCTTATGCTTATGATACTGTTCACATCGCAATTGTTGATGAAGACGGTTTAGTTTCTGGTGCAAAGAATACAATTCTTGAAACCTGGACATATGCATCTAAAGCAAATGATGCAAGAGGTCCACAAGGTGGATCTAACTTCTACAAGAAAGTTGTTTCTACAAGTAGTGAGTATGTATATGCTGGTGATACCCGTTATGAGTATCAAGGAAAAACTTTAGCATTTGAACCAAAAGGTAGTGTATCAACATCCTTAACTGGTGGTACAGATTATGATATGCTTGCCAGTGGTCAATTTGATATTGGCGTTACTGAACTAACCGGTGCATATGATACATTTGCAGATATCGATAATATCACTTTAGATTATTTGATCATGGGTCCTGGTCTTGATACCGAGGATGCAACTAGACAGAAACTTACCCACATTGGTGGTATTGCTCTGAATAGAAAAGATTGTATTGCATTCGGTTCTCCGCATAAAGCAAACCTTATTTCTGCTAGCGGCACAGCACTATCTAACGCAGATATTGTCAAGAACATCAAAGGATTCTATGATGCAGTAGGAAGCAATTCTTACCTAGTTCTTGATGGTAACTATAAGTATGTTTATGATCGCTTTAACGATGTCTATCGTTACATCCCTTGCAACACTGACGTTGCAGGTTTGGTAGCAGATTGTGCAATTAGAAACGAGCCTTGGTTCTCACCTGCTGGATTCTCTAGAGGTGGTATCCGTAACTTGGCAAAACTTGCATGGAATCCAAGCAAGTCAGATAGAGATGAACTTT